TTCTTAACTTTAATACTGTGAGTTAACTTAGGCATAGTTGAAAAGAAATCTTCAATTTGTTTAAACTGTTTTGTATTTAATTGATCTATAAAATCTTCTAGTTCTTTTTTAGTAGATTCAGATGCATTCCAACTTTCCTCTTCATTAAAAATAACATCCATACAAGATGTGATCATATCAAGTGTGTTTCTCACTTCACTTTTTTCATTAGATTCAAAATTATTTTCAATAAACGAATCCATAGATGGATACTTAAATTTAATTGAAATGTTATCGTCTATCTTAATAATATCCTTATGCTTCCGATCTTTTTTAATTTTGATCGTATCAATATCAATTTTAGTCTCAACCTTTGTAGTATTATCATCAGGACATGTTATTAAGACATCAATTGTTTCTCCTACCGATTTGGATCTAACATTCAAAAATAGATATTCTATATCAAATGTAGCAAGTTTAGTGATATCAATTCCTTTTGTTAAAATACAAGCATTGAGTATATCAATAACAGAATTTGTGATTTGTTTAGAATCCTCAGACTCTAATGCCATAATGAGAATTTTTTCTTCTCTTACAAGAAAAGGTCTATATTTTATTTTTTTCCCTGATGAGGGTAATGCCAACTCATAGGTTGGAGTACTAACTTTTGGTAAAGGCATAATGAATATTCAATTCAGTAAAATTATTTAGGGGGTTTTTTTAGATATACTATTAACTATATAGCGGTCATAATTGAAATTAACCGTAACTTTTAAAACATCAGCAGGACCGTAAGATACAGGAACTGCATCAATACTCTTTGGAAAAACATTTACAAATCTATAACGAATAGTGTTTAGATAATTTTTTTCAAATTTACTCACATACATTGTATTGCACTTATATGAGTCAGGATATCTCATCCTTCTATAATATGCTTTGTGATCTTGCTCTACTCTATTATTTGCACCACTTGTTATATATTCCATCCATCCTTCAAAGACTTTAAGTAAAGTGTAATCCTCATCAACATAAAATGAATAGGAAATATCAGTATAAAACCTAGTGTGTGCAAACTGTTGAGGAACACCCATAAAGTTATCCTTTACCTCTGCGGTTGCCAATGTTGATGTTGGTAATGATGCATCACTACAAAGAATACCCATCCTTCTTGATAGAAAATCTTTTAAACCTGATATTCTAGTATAAGATCTTAAATATGATTCAACAGATGGAGTTAGGGAGGAAAAACTTACAAGAAAATGATTAGTTTGTGCTAACGGACCTATTATACTTTTCGCAATTGAGAGGTTATATGGTTGTATTGTTGTCTCTGCCACTCTAAATAAGTATGATTGTTATTTCTATTTATGTCATATAAAGGAAAATATTATCCTTCTTACCCCAGAAAGTATAAAGGTGATCCTACAAATATCATTTACAGATCACTTTGGGAAAGAAAATTCATGGTTTATTGTGACAAGAATGATAAAATACTTGAATGGGGAAGTGAAGAGATTGCACTACCCTATCGTTCTCCTGTTGATAATCGAGTTCATAGATACTTTCCTGACTTTTATATCAAGGTTCAAGAGAACACTGGTCGTATCAAGACATATCTAATCGAAGTAAAACCACTTAAACAAACACAAAAACCAAAAAAACCCAAAAGACAGACCAAGAGTTATTTAAGAGAAGTCTATGAATACGCTAAAAACCAAGCAAAGTGGAAAGCAGCAACAGAGTTCTGTGATGATCGTATGTGGGAGTTCAAGGTCATGACTGAAAAAGAACTAGGAATCAAATGAGTCGCATAGCCCCACTAGTAAATGATATTCTCGGAACAGAAGATGCTGATGATCTCATGATTGAAATCATGGATGTTTTAGGTGATAGTATAGCATCAATTCCTGAAGTTGGCAAGATCTATGTATTTGTATATCAACCAAAAACACCAGGTCGTTATGACCAAAATCCTCTAGTCGCAGTCACCAATATATTTGATTGGGGGTTTAAAGGTATCAATTTTCATTGGGGTCAATCTCGGTCATATACCTTTCAAGAAGTGGTAGGTCAACTCTATCAAGTTACAAATGAAGAGTTACAAGACCTAAATACAATACCATTTGCAAAATTTCGTATAAATAACTAAAAAGAGATATATGACTACTGACCGACTAACAAAGGCAAATATAATTGTTAATGGTGATAATGAACGAAGAGATGAAGTGACTATTGATGACTTTAGTAGTGATAGTGGAGAGATAGTAACACAAGAACAGCAAGACCTTGCAACAAAAAATAGACTAAGAAAATATTCAAAGAAAAGAAGAAGTGGTGTATTAAGATATCCTTTAGAAGCATTAACAGAACATACAGATTATTTACAAATAGATATTGAAGAATATGCTGCTCTTGGAAATTATACTTCAGAACCAGGAGCAAACACTAGATATGTAAAGGGAAATTACTTTGGATCTGATCGTGCAGGTCGTAGATCATCAGGTAGATTATCAAAAAAACCACTTGTGAACGCAGGTACAATATTACTACCAATTCCATCAAATGTGCAAGATACAAATAATGTTCAATATGACACATCATCTTTAAATGGTCTTTCAGCTCTTGGTGTCCAAGCCGCAGAAAGGGTGATGGGTATAAGATTTGGTACAAACGTATCTCCATTTGAACAACTAGCAAACGCAGCAGGAGAAGCAAAGACAGGAATTACAAAAGGATTTGGAACAAATGCAGCTGCTGCAAATGCACTACAAAAATTTCTGGCATCAAAAGCTATTGGAATATTTGGTGGTAATGTAACTGCAAGTCAATTACTAGCAAGAGCAAATGGTGAAATCTTAAATCCAAACATGGAACTATTATTTGGTTCTCCCACTCTTCGTAATTTTAGATTCAACTATAAATTTACACCAAGAAATGAAAAGGAAGCACAGCAAGTTAAATTAATAATTCGTGCCTTCAAAAGAAATATGTCTGCACAAGCACAGGGTGGAACATTAGAGAGTGGTAATTTCTTCCTTAAAACACCAAATGTTTTTAGTTTAAGATATCGAACTGGTCGTAAGAATCACCCATTCTTACATAGGTTTAAACAATGTTTTTTAACTGACATGTCGGCAACATATACAGGTGAAAATGTTCACGCAACATATGAAGATGGAACACCAGTATCAATACTATTAGACCTTTCATTTAAAGAACTACAACCAATTTACGATATTGATTATGATACAAAACCAGGCACGGAGGCAGTAGGTTACTAATGGGTTATTTTAGAGAGTTACCAAATTTATTATATCCATCTTTTCTACCGAATAAGAAATCATCACTTGATTACGTCAATGTCAAAAATGTTTTTCGTAGGGTAAAAGTAAGAGATGATTTATACAATAACTTTGTCATTTTTCAAAAATATGAGATACCAGAAGGTGCAAGACCTGATAACGTATCAGAAGAATTATTCGGCACTCCAAATTTAGATTGGGTTGTACTTAAAGTAGCTGGTATAATTAATGTTCGTAATGAGTGGCCGTTAAGTAATCATGAATTGTATAATTATGCTAATGATAAGTATGGTAATTCACTTAACTCTACAAGATTTTTTGAAACAACAGAAGTTAAAAATGCTGATGGTAAATTAATTCTACCAAAAGGTAAAGTTGTTGATAGTAATTTTACAATACCAAATCCAACTAATCCCTCGGCTACATTAAATCCCGTAGTTGGTATAAGTAATTTCATTTATGAAACAAGACTAAATGAAGAAAAAAGAAACATAAATGTTTTGAGAGAAGAATACTTATCACAATTCCTTGATGATATGAGAGATTTAATGCTTTATAGTAAATCATCAGAGAGTATAAGTGCCAGATTAATAAAAACAGAAAATACTAGTCTAGGTACACTGTTTATATCATCATAAAAAAAGGAGGTCGTTTGACCTCCTGTATAATTATTCTTCTGCGAGTTTCGCAAAGTACGATAATGCATCATCCTCGTCTTTGTCTACCGTTGAGGTAGTTGGAGGTGCGGATACAGCAGCAGTTACTAATTCTTCTGCTTCACCACGATCATTATCTTCATCAAAGACATCTGGGTCTTGTGCAGGTCTCTTGCTTCCAAGAACATACTCTAATCTCTTTTTAAGATCTTCATATGTTTTGAACTGATCGGTAGATACAATCTCTGCGAGTGAGAATTGTTTCTTCCATAATGCTTCAAGAGCATCGTCATCATCAAGTAATGGACTTACTGCA